TAAAGTTGGTATTACTGATGATGAAAAAATTGTTGATTTCTTAGACAAAGCATGTGGAAGAATTGAAGGGGTTATTGAAGAATCATATAAAGAATTGGCTGAGTATGTAAATGCCTATCAACAAAAGATGGTCATGAAACGTGAGGTCATTGCTGATACAGGTATTTGGACAGCAAAGAAACATTATATTCTGAACGTTCATGATTCTGAGGGAGTTCGATATGAAGAACCTAAATTAAAGATTGTGGGTATTGAAGCAATTAAAAGTTCTACACCGCAAGCTTGTAGAGAGTCATTGAAAGCTATTTTCAATATTATTATTTCAGGTACAGAAGATGAGGTGATTAGTTATATTGAAAAGTTTAAAGAGAAGTTTTTTAGTTTAGATATGGAAAAGATTGCATTTCCAAGATCAGTTAATGGACTAAAAAAATACAAAGATCCCGCTAGCATTTACACAAAGGGTACTCCAATTCATGTAAAAGGTTCATTGATTTATAATTACATGCTGAGATCAAAGAAACTTACAAAAAAATATCCTATAATTCAAGAAGGAGAAAAGGTAAAGTTTGTTTATCTTAAAGACCCAAATCCAGCGGGGGATAAGGTAATTTCCATATTAAATAATTTACCTAAAGAATTTGAATTGGAAAAATATATAGATTATGATACACAATTCAACAAAGCTTTTGTTGAACCACTGAAGGGTGTATTAGATGTAATAGGGTGGGACACGGAACGTCGTTCAAGTCTTGACAATTTCTTTATTTAGTGTATAATAGAAGTAGTATATGTAAAAGGTAATATGGCAGGAAGTATAAGAGTAAAGTATGCACAAAAGACATACAAACAACAAAAAGCGGACTCTGTAGAAGAATTCAGAAATTTAAATCATTCTGTAGATATCATTCTAGAATCGATGTCTTATATGACTTTTGAAACTCAAAAAGACGCGGGTAGGTTCGCATCATCCATGATTGATAAAGGATATCATATCATAGAAATAACGGATGACTACAAAAAATAAATATAATTCTTGGACTGTAAAAGAACTAGAATCTATATTAGATATGTCTATCTATGAAAGAGATCATTCTGCTGAAACGTATTCTGACCGAGCAGATTTGAATAAAGGAATACAATTAATTAAAAGTGAAATTAAAAGAAGGGAAAAAAGTGAGTGATTATTTTGATGGTTTGTTAAAAGCAACCGGTAATGAATTTGGTACAAAAGTTTCAGATGGAATTGAAGCGGGTGATGTGTCTACATATGTAGACACTGGTAGTTATATTCTTAATGCATTAATTTCAGGAGATATTTATGGTGGAATCCCTTCTAATAAGATTACAGCTTTGGCGGGCGAGACAGCAACAGGAAAAACCTTTTTTGTCTTGGGCATTGTCAAACAGTTTCTTGCAGACAATCCTAGCGGCGGTGTTCTGTATTTTGAGTCTGAGTCTGCTCTAACTAAGCAAATGATAGAAGACAGGGGAATTGATTCTTCACGAATGATAATTCTCCCTGTCACCACGATTCAAGAATTTACACATCAAGCATTAAAAGTAGTACAAAGTCATGGAGAAGGACAAGAAGAACGTCCATTGTTGATGTGCTTAGATTCTCTTGGTATGCTATCTACTACTAAAGAAGTAACCGATATTTCCGATGGTAAAGAAACCAAAGATATGACGCGAGCACAATTAGTCAAAGGTGCTTTCAGAGTATTGACATTGAAACTTGGTAAGGCAGGTATTCCATTATTAGTTACTAATCACACATACAAACAAATGGGCACAATGTTTCCAACTGATGTAATGGGCGGAGGAAGCGGCTTGCAATATGCCGCTTCAACTATTATATTCCTTTCCAAGAGAAAAGAAAAAGAAGGAACCGATGTTGTAGGAAATATAATTCATTGTAAAAATTTCAAATCTAGATTGACTAAGGAGAACAAAATGGTTGATGTTCTCTTACGATATGATCAAGGATTGAATAGGTATTACGGACTCATTGAGTTGGCAGAAGACGCGGGAATCTTCACCAAAGTATCTACAAGATATGAGATGCCGGATGGTTCTAAAGTATTTGGTAAAGCAATTTTAAATGATCCTGAAAAGTATTTTACACCAGAAATTCTTGATAAATTAAATGCACATGCAAAGACGGTGTTTTTGTATGGTGGATTTGATAAAGGAGAGGTGGTTGAAGAAGAAACCGTTGATGAAAAAATTGAGGTAAAATGAGTTATAATTTTTTTGAAGCACAGGAAAAACCATATCAAGAATGTACAAATCCGAATGATCCAGAAGATAAATCATTATGTGTTCTTGTTCAAGATGGTTCAAAATTTCATGGTGCTATAGTTAGATATACTACATTCAAATTAGTAGAACAAGAATTAACGGGTGATGATATAGCTTGTCAATATGAATATGAAATTGAGGTGCCTCCACATGACATAAAACATGAAATTACAGAAGAAGAAGGTAAGGAATTTGAGAAAAAATTGGGCGAATGGGTAATAGAAATTATACAAACACAAATGGATAAACATGCAACAGCGGATAGAGACACTAATACTTAAAAATCTAATACATAACGATGAATATTCACGAAAAGTATTACCGTTCCTAAAAAATGATTATTTTATGGAACATGTAGATAAACTACTGTATACACAAGTGAGTTCTTTTATTAATAAATATAATAGTTTACCTACCAAAGAAGCATTGATTATTGAGTTGGATAGTACTCCATTGAAAGATGAGGAATTTGAAAATGTAACAGAGCTTTTAGAATATTTGGAGGGACAAAAAAATGAACAATCGGATATTACATGGTTATTGGAAACAACCGAGAAATTCTGTCAAGACAAAGCAATCTATAACGCCGTTGTCGAGTCAATTAAAATATTGGATGAACCCGAAAAATCTAACGAAGACAAGGGTGCTATTCCTGAGTTGCTTACCGATGCTCTTTCTGTTAGTTTTGATCCTCATGTTGGCCATGATTACCTTTTGGACTCTGATGATCGGTATGATTTTTATCATAAAGTTGAAAATAAAATACCGTTTGATCTCGAATACTTTAATAAAATAACAGGAGGTGGTCTATCTTCTAAAACGTTGAATATTGCAATGGCCGGAACAGGTGTTGGTAAATCCTTGTTTATGTGTCATTTTTCTTCTAATTGTATATCACAAGGTCAGAATGTACTATACATTACCTTGGAAATGGCAGAGGAACGAATCGCAGAAAGAATTGATGCAAATTTGTTGAATATTGATCTTGGTGATTTAAAAAGTCTCCCAAAATCAATGTATGATAAGAAAATTGACGATTTGAAGAATAAAATAAAAGGTAGATTGATTGTAAAAGAATACCCCACGGCAGCAGCTAGTACAAATCATTTTAGAGCATTATTGAATGAATTGAATCTCAAGAGAAATTTTAAACCAGATATCATTTTTATTGATTACATTAATATATGTTCTTCATCTAGAATTAAGCCTGGACAGTATACAAATTCGTACAGTTATATCAAGTCGATTGCAGAAGAACTTAGAGGATTGGCAGTAGAATTTAAAGTACCAATCATGTCAGCAACCCAAACAAATAGACAAGGATTTCAAAATACTGACGTAGGATTAGAAGACACAAGTGAAAGTTTTGGACTTCCAGCAACTGCTGACTTCATGTTTGCAATTATTAGTAATGATAAATTAGAAGAAGCCAATCAAATATTGGTTAAACAGTTAAAGAATCGTTATGGTGATCCAACTGTCAATAAGAAATTTTTGGTTGGAATAGATAGAGCAAAAATGAAACTTATTGATTTGGGAGATGAATCTCAATCTGATTTGGTGGATACTGGTAGAGTTGAAAAAGATGATACTCCATCATTTGATATAGCTACCGGTGGAAGAATGAAAAACAAAAAAGATTTTGGGGAGTTTAAGTTTGAATGAAGATAAAGTTGTAAGCCTTGAAAAATATAGGAAAGAAAAAAACAAAATAGCCCCCACGCTCAAGGCTTTTCTGCCTGATGGGTATTACATTCTCCCTGAAATGGGGATAATGATCCATGTCCTATTTGTTACGGACAATAGCATACATTATGATGAAGAAGAGGTCTACGTAATGGAAGACCAGTACGGCAATTTCTTTGCTGATGCAGTCGAGGAAGAAACCTGTGAGGGATGGGAAGAGCTTGACGAAGAAGTGTTTATGACTGCTGTAGAACAAAATATACCACCATCACCCTGGGATCAATAGTGGGGTAACTTAGTATTATAAATATATCAGTAAAGTGTATTTTAATTTAAGGGGAAAAAGTGCTTGATTTTAGAGATTATTTAATAGAAGAGATTCTTAATGAAATGAGTATCTATGACGCAAAATATCCTAT